CTAAACCTTTCGGCTCGATGCTATAAATTGCGTACAATATGCCATTTATTTCAAAGTTATTTACGCCTGCTAAATCTACATCGCCATCAAACGTTACAAAAATATCGCCTACGTCTAATGCAATACCGCTAACAACCATCTTTAAGCCTGCTACCTGTGATGTAAAACCTTTAGCAATTGCGTACACCGTTTCATCGTTTGTAGTAGTAATTTCTTCTTGCGTATACGGGTCTACGGTAGTAACCGTTTCCCTTTTTAATATAACGGGCTTTTTACGCTTATCCGTTAAATCTTCTCTATTGGCTTTAATAATTGCAATATCCTCGTCAGATAATAACAACGTAAACACCCTTTCTTTAAGTTAATACGTACGTAGTGTAGCTTGTGCAGTTTGGATGTGGGTTTAGCACTTCGGGGTCTGTAGCAAGGTAAATACCTTCGCCCAAACCATACCTATCAATGTGTTCCATTTCTGTACATCTATGCGTAGGTGAATCTGCTTCTCCACGATGTATCTGTAATGCTTTTACTACGTTACTTGCCTGTGCCGTATATGCGCTTGCTGTACGGTAGGCTACATTTCCCTCGGTAATAACAAGCCGTCTTATCTTCCATGTTTCGTTATCATGTACTTGGCGCACATTAGCAACAATGCTGTTCACGGACTGCCCTCGAATTATTCCACTCCGAATTACTTGCTCTAACGTATTACGCTGTGTCTTTGCTAACTGCCAAACACGGTTAGATAACACTAAACCATCGTTACCAAAACGATTAACAACGTACTGTACAACACGTTCGCTAATACGGTCAAATGCCCCACCGCCAACAATAGCACCCTCTAAACCACTTACGCCTTCTTGTAACGCTTGCAAGCTACCTGTTAAGCTGAAATCTGCTGATTTCGCTATAATAGAGTGTAATGCATTCATACCTACGGTATTAAGCTTGTTCTCGTATGCATCTAAATCAGTTAAAAGCGAAACAATACGGGTTTTAGCAATAACATTATCGCTGTTAGCCTTTTGCATTAGTTCTAATGTAAGTTCATCACGAACACGGCTTATTTCTTCTACTGCAAAACGTTGCAAGCTTGCATTTATACCTTCATATTGTTTAGCAGTCTCTTTAAGTAAACGTGCCATTAATGCCTGTCTTTCAGCGTATGTTTTCGCCATCCCTATCTATCCGCCCTTTCTATTGTAGTCCATCGTGTGCTTATACCGCCTACGGTTACTGTGCTTGGGTTGTACGTTGCGTATGCCGATTGAAATTCGTTCGCCATCGCAATATACTGCGTAACTAACATTGTTTTATCTACTTGTTCATCACCATCAACGTAACTGAAATAATGCGCTACTGATAACGCAATACTTCTACACCCTACAGATTGTGCTAATAAAAGTACAGCACCTACTTCACTTTCAGGCACTTCCTCAACGGTTAAAACCCCATGTAGTAAAACTGCATCGTCTAACCAACTTTCAATATCATCTGTAGTAACGTTTGGTACTTTGCTGAACTTGTTTGTAAGGCGTGTAACTAACGTAGCTTTGTCAGCCATCTAAAACACCTCAATCTTCTTTTTTCTTTGTCGCTCGTTTACGTGGTACAGGCTTTTCTTCTACTTTAGCTTTCGGTTCGTTAACTACTTCAACGTAACCAATTTTAACTAAGTGTGCTACCTGCTTTTCTTCTAATTCAACCGTTTCGCCTTTGCGTTTACCTGCTACTACGGCGTTAAGTACACGTACTTTTTGTTTAGCCATGTAAATCCCTCCTTAGTAAAATAAAAAGAGCGGTTTTACCCGCCCTTCGTTATTATGCAGTAAATACGTCAGCGTGGAAGATAAGCGAAGGCTTATTAACCGCAGGCGCACCACTTGCTACTGTACGGATGATAGATTCGATAGGCTCGTCTTTATCATATGCAGTTAATGCAATACGTGGCTCGAAGTTACTTTCTACAGTCGGTCCTAATAGGAAGTTACCTACGCCTTTTGCAAGCATAACAATACGGTTAACAGGGAAGAACTCAATATCTTCGTCTAAACCTGTGTAAATATCCTTAACAGTTACTTTTCGGTCTTTCACAATTTGAATTGCAGGGATACCGTAGTTATCAAGTACCGCATTTAATTCAGCTTGTGATACACGTGTAGAGCCTGTTGGACGACCTGCTTCTACAATGATTTGTGAGTTAACAAGTAATTTACCTTGTGCTTCACGGCTCATAAGAATTACTTCAGGTGATTGCCCGTTGTTTTTCTCGAAGATAGAAACGTAGTTCAATAGGTCAGCGATTGCATCGTGATCTTTGTTATCCCAGTCATCATCAGTAGGTAATACTTGCTTATGCTCCGCAGGTACACCGAAATCTAATGAAACTTTAACGCCATTTTTATTGTAAGAGAAAGTGCCTTTGAAAAGTGCTTCCGCTTTAATAACTTGAATACGGCGTTGGATAGCTTCAACAAGTGATGCAGACTTAACAGTTAGTTTGTCAACCATAGCTGATTTTTCGCTGTTAGAGCGTGCTTGGTGTAAAGCAAGTAACTCTTCTTCCGTTGCGATATATTTCAAACCGAATTTAGCGATTTCGCCCATTTTAGAAGCAACTGCATCTCGGTCTACAACTGGTGGCTCAGCGCCGTAACCAATCATTGCCGCGATATGTTGATTCTGTTTAACGATATCGTAAGCGAAAGTTGTTGAATAAGTTGTTGACGTTGGTAAAAACGTATCTACCTGTGATGGTGCTGATGTAGCAACCGTTTCGTCAACTAAGCCACGTAGAGCTGGCTGTTGAAATTCTTGTAAATGTGTAATTCCTGCCATTTTAAATCCCCCTAATAATTAAATAAATTGGTTAAAATAAATTTTGTTATACATTGCGATATTGTAAACAGCATCTTGCGGAGAAGTAAATACTTCATCCGCTATTAGATGTTTTTTACGAAACGAATGTTTGGAACTTTAGTTTTAAATAGTGCTGTAACTGATGCAGGTAATTTAGCATCGTAAACAGAGCCACGTACAATTACTTCACCAACGATAGTGTCAGCAGTACCTTGTAATACGTCAATGTTTAGGATACCGAAATCGTCATAGTTAGCTACGTTAGCATCTACGAACTTAACCCATTTTCCAGTAGTTTTATCACGTGCAATTGCTTCACCTAATGCGTATGCTACACCGCCTGTTAAAGTTGCACCTGCTTCTACAAATTGTAGATGTTCAGAAGCTAAAATGTTTTTTCCGCCTTGAAATGCTGTTTGTGACGTTTGTAATGTGTAAGCCATTCTATTTTCCTCCTAAATAGTAGTTTTGCTCGGCTTATAGTAAGCCTTGCTCACGTAATTTTCTAATACGTTCTCTACCTGCTTCGTAATCATCAACAGGTTTAGGGTCTTGCTTGCGTGGATTCACCGATGGGTTAACAAACCCTTGTACTTTAGGCGGTAAATCTACTTTTAGTTCTTCGATGGAAGCTACCAATTCTTCATCGTTAGCGCCTTCAACAAACTTTGCATAACGCTTAATTTGGTCAGCATCGTAACCTGCTTGTGCAAGTAATGCATCACGTTTAGCAGTTAATGCTACCGCTTTTTGTTCGGCTAAATCTTGCTGTAACGTTTCGTATAATTCCTTATACTTTTCGTTTTCAATTAGCGCCTTCTTTTCAGCTTCTTTACGTGCTTCTTCGGCTTTTTCTTCTGCCTTGCGTTTTTCACGTACTAAGCGTTCTTTAATCAGCTTGTCTACTTCTTCCTGTGTAAAGGTTTTATCCGCACCTTTGGGCGTTGGGTCAGGGTCAGTAGAACCGCCTGCGCCACCTTGCGGGTCAGGGTCGGGGTCTGAAAAGAATTGTAAATTTAGCTTTAATGGAAACTTTGGTTTAACTTCATCTTTAATAAACATTTTTATATCCTCCCGTTTTTAGCTCGTCAGCTATTAAATTATTATCCGTCAGTTTAGCGACTTATCGTAGGTCAAAGTAAAAAGGCGTACAACTAAACTGTTGTAGCGCCTGCTGTGCCTTTTGTCGTGCCTGTAGCGCTGTTTTGTGCGCCTGTAGCTGTATTTGTATTACCTTGCTGTGAAGTACCCGTGTCGCCTGCGTATGGGTCTAACATAGCTATTGCCGTTTTCTTTTCTTCGTCAATTTCCTGTTTCTTAGCCTTGACGTTTTGAACGCCGAGACGTTGCATAGCGCCTGCTGTACTTTCAAACCCGCTTGTCGTTTCTAACATTAATAGGTTTACAAGTTCTGCACGGTTTTCAGGTAATGGTAACGCAAACTTAATTTCATTATCGTAATCAGTACCAATTGCTGTTAACACGGCTTTATCGTAAGCGAACTTAGGTTCATACGTACGTGCCTGTAAAAAGCGTACTGTTTTTTCGTGTAACTCTTGTAAGCGTTCTTGCCATACTAACCAATGTTCTTCGGTTTCTTGTATAATCGTATGGAACAAAATTTGTAGCGCATCACCGTTTAAGCCACCAAAATTTAATTCTTGTGGTACGATGTTTGGTACGCCTGTAATTTCGTGTAAAGCACCTTTAACCCTTGCGTAAGTATCTTGGTATGCATCTTTCCAACCAAACGTACCTTCAATACGCTTAATTTCAGGTGACTTGCTTTCAGAAGTAGATGTAGCTTCTAATACAGAGCCGGGAGCGATACGCACCTTGTCTGCTGTGCCTTCGGGTACGTTTAAGAACGCTGTAATACCGAACATTTCAAACTTTAAGCTATCAATAGCATCTTCGTTTAATTGGTTAAGTATATCAGTTTGTTCTTTCATATCCTCGGCTTCATTGTTAACGCCTGCTTTACCGCTAATATCCGTAATAGGGAATAATACTACAGGGATAAAGTCAAAGCCTAAACTTTGGTATTCTACAATAGTACGAACACGCTTTAAGCTTTCATCGTATTCAGCATCTTCAAAATAACAAACCCCATCGGCTTCGCCTAAACTATAAGTTTGTTTTCTAATAATTTCTTTACCTTCGTCATCAGTACGGAAAGTAACAAGGTGTACCGCTAACAGGTCTTCAAAATCATCGTCGCTGTATACAGGAAAAATTTCTGTGTCAGGTTTAAAGCTCCATGCTATTTTACCTGTGCGTGGATTGAAACCGATAACGCAAGCAACGCTACCTGCAATTAAACGGTCACGGCTCGCTTGTAAAAGTTTCTCACGCATTTTCGTATCTTTCCATATTTGCTGTAGTAATTTTTGGTAACCTTCTGCACGGTCATCTTCGGCTTTTTGTTTAGCGCTTGGCGTGTAATCAGGGTTTGCCATATCCACGGGGTCATCAATTTGTTTAGGATTAACTACTACCGTATGTTGCCCGCCCATTTGCCATCGGCTTTTACGTTGGATGAACGTTTTAAAATAGTTTGTTGCATAACGTGTCGGGTTATAATCAAGCCCGTCAGGTCTTGGTAATTCAACCGCCCGTACTAATTGCCCTGTACGTGGGTCTACGTGTTGTTTACCATCATAATAATTATAGAAGCGTAATTGGTTTTGAACCCTATCCCAATTTTCACGCCCTAACGCCTGTTGAAACGGGCTAAATAACAAGTCGTCCATTTCTTGTGGCGATAACAGGTTATAATCAATCATTTAACCCACCTACCTTTTTCGTTTATTTGCTACACGCACGCTACCGTATGAACCTTTGCTTGCATTAAAAGCCATGCTTACAGCATCAGGTGCATCATCGTGCTTGTGCATTGGATACATTTCTAACTGCTCTAACAATTCTCTGTGCTGTTCCTTAAAACGTAGTTTGCCACGTTGAATGTCAGGTAATAGCGCTTCAATCCGTAATGCTTTACGTGTGCGCTGTT